AGCAGATGCAGATACAATTAATGCTCCTGTTGCTGCTGTGTAAGTAATAACGTAATAAGTTGTACCAGCACTTAATCCAGCAGGTAAAGTTCCTGTTCCTGATCCACCTGTAGAAGAATCAATCACACTAAACTTAACTGGATCTCCAACTTTAAGATTCAAATAAGTTTCAACAACCATTGTCTCAGTACCAATGGTTACATCACCAGTACCAAAAGTTCCTGTTGTCCCTGCTGGTTTGTAATAGAGAGCACCTGATGTGCCAGATAAACATGTAACGGCCATGAGGCTGCTGTAGAAATTTTCCTATAGATTAGCTCAAAACCGTGGCAACGTAAGAAGTGTCTATTCTTCCCATAAACATAGGGGGAGTTTCAGTCGTTGAGAAACTAGGCCCATTAATTGCTCCAACCTTGAAATACGTTCCAGTAGTTCCTTTTGTTCCATTATTTAATGTCTCTAAAACATCTACCGCAGTAGTTAATAATGTTTGATTTCTTGATGGCCCTTTACCTTTTTCGGTAAAAATACGAATAACAATTGCTCCTCTAGCGTTATCAACACTAGAAGTTAAAGTTGGATCATTTGTTAACCCAAAGGTTACATTTACCCTCACATATTCAGTCGTGCTATTGGCTGGTGCAGCCGTAATATTGTCAAAAAAGACAGGAACCGCAGGACTTAACGCTCCAAAAGCAGTTAACAATGGGTTCTCAACTTGTGCTCGAATACTTTGATAATTCATTTAAGTCGTCCTTGGGTTCTACGTTTTGATTCGTTTACAGCTTTATCCATTTCTATTCTAATTGCTCTATTAATTTCTCCTCCTTGGATATAAGTAGGGAACCAATCAAGTGGTGCAGTTCTGCTTGACATCGAATTAGGATCTCCTCCACCAATATCACCCCTTTTTGCAGGTCGCTTCCTTCCTGTATTTGCAGTATTACTTCCTTTAACAGCTTTTCTGCCTTTTTGTGTTTGAGGTTCAAGACCCCATAAAGGATTTCTATATGATCTTCCTTCTATTTCATCCAAGGCATAAGCTTTATAAGGAACCCCTGAAAAATTATGAGGAGAATTATTATAAATTTCAAAAATAATACTATCTTTTAAAAATTGAGAAGAAAGAATTTCTCGACCTGAAACTGACGGTCTTTGTATTCTTCTTGGTTCTCCTCCTTGACCAGGGCTAGGACAGGTAAAAGTTTTAGAAGGTGTTTTAATCACCCATGAATTAGAAAATTTTCCTGACCATGATGGCCCTTTATCTTGTAAATCAGTTACGATTTGAACTGCTGTATTAACTGGGCCACCAAATAATAAAGAAGGAACTATACGATCTAAATCTTTAGCTAATTGACCAAACCCATTAAGTTTTCCAAGCATTATTGCGGCCTCACAATCAATGTATGAAATATAGGTTTATCTCCTCTTGCTGTTTGAATATTGATGATTTTCCCCTCCTTGGTAGCTCCTGCTTGTGGATATTGAATACGATCTGCTTCTGTCGGGTAATAATCTCCTAATTCATTCGCTCCAATAACAACTTTTAAATCAGTCGTTTGATATAACCCATCATCTTCACTTGAATTAATCTGCGTAATTACTCCTTTAACACTTACGTTTGTATCTGCCCCAGTAACAGCACCCGTTGTTGGGTTATATGTTCTTGGAGTTGTGGTTTTAACAAAAGTTAATGTTTGACCCCAACTGCTAAGAATACTTGCTGGTACGTTTCCAAATACATCATCAATTTTTGCCATAATTAACCTCTTACCACCCGTACTTGATAGCCGCCAGCTCCACCAAGACAATAAGCACCAAGATAGGACTGAAGCCAAGGATACACGTCAAAAACATTGTTCACGTTGCCAGTAGCAAGACTAGCTTCGTTGTATTTCACCTTTAGTTCACCAAGTTCTACTTCTTTTGCAACGCCTTCTGTGCCAGTATTTCCTGTCATTGCATCTGTGTCATTAGCTAATGCTCTTGCTAATTCATACTGTGCATACTTAATTTTGTTAGGAATTGAACTGCAATCAAGTTCAACATCATCGACTTGAAAATTATTTCTAGGCCATTTTAATGCTTGTGATTCATCACATCTGTCACCGTAAAAATTAAGACTATCAATCCAACGACAAGCAGAGATCAATGCTCTATTTTTCTTGTCATCTGTTTTGTCTGTCCACGTTGAATCATCAGGAGAAGTTTCAAAGTAACTATTAGCTTCTGCCAAAGTGACATAACTATTAGAACTTTCACCTTTCAAAGTGGCTGAGATAGTTGCTGCCACGTTTATTTACCAAACATTGTTTTTATTCTAGCGTCATAAAAAACCCCCACCAAATAAATGATGAGGGCTTTTCATGCAGATCTATGGAAGATCAAACTTAGACTAGATCAAAGTGTTGATGTGTCTAGTGGTGTGTTAACTGTTAACTGAACCATAGGAATTAAGTCTGCATCATAAGTTGCAGTCCAGTTGTCCTTGTTACCAAGAACACTATTGGTTGGGTTATCAGCAGCATTACCCCACTTAGTACCCATAACGTGATACGCAGTATGGTAATCAACAGAAAGTACATCCTGTTTTGATAACACGTTTCTATCAGCTTCAATTCTGAGGTCTTGCTGAACACCTTCCATGATTGTTCCAGACTTAACCAAGTAGCAGTAGTACTCCTTGATATGACCAGAAGTTCCAGGTTGAACAGCGTTAACCTGAGAATCCATGATGACATTCATACCAGCAAAAGTACCAATGCTTCTTGCATCAATACCAGCACCGCCACCACCCCAAGTCACAGCTCCACCAGAAGTTAGTGAAGAAGTTGAGAAGGTTAATAGTCCTACCTGATAGAGATAGAAACCAACATTAGGGTGAACAATAAGAGTATCTAGCTCATCACCACGCTCTCCAAGTAAAGCTCTAGCTGTTGCTACGTTTGAAGCAGTCAAATAGTTGGCTTCAGCAGCACCAGAAGAAGCAGCTTTAGCTAAATCAGAGGCATTAGCACTAAGAGCTGTACCAAATAAACCATGTAATTGATAGAACAATCTTTGGCTATTTAGCTTATTGATTGCATCTGCAAGCTGGTTGCGGATTGCGTTCATTGGATCTTCACCAGCAGCCAATGTTGCAATATCATCTACAGCGTATGCGAAACCTCTGTGGATGATTGTTGCAATCTGAGTTGCTGTACCAATTTTCTGAGGTGTTAAGTAACCAGCACTTGAGGTTCCCCAAGTAGCGGTTCCGTTCATTACCTCTTCTGTTGGTGCAACAGGATTGAACTCAGGAACTTGGATGCGTGTACCGCCTTCTCTTGAATCAAGGAAGCTGTTTCTTACAACTGCTCCACTTTTTACAAAAAGACTGCGTTCTTTAATTGCCTCTTGCACATAGCGAGACAAATTATTTCTTTTTACGATGTCCGCAAGAAGGACACCGCCAGAGTAATTCTGAAACGGGGCTGCCATTTCTAATTAGGAGGATTCTTTAACGAAGTCCAAGTCACAGACTCGGTTGTTAACTCACAGAGCTAACTATGTGGAAGCACCTGCCTCTTTCTTGAGCACAGCAGCAAGATCGGGTTCGGTGCTTTCAAGGATCATTTGCCTTGTTAGGTTAATACTACCTTCTTTCCACGGATTAAGCATACCTGGAGAGACATTTGATGTGGGGGTTGGTTTAGCACCCATACCAGCAGCAGAGCTAGGTTTGAAGTGGTGTTCCCATCCACTACCAGGATTTTTTAGGTTTCCTATATAAGTTCCTAAGTCTTGTTCAACACCTCCATTAAGTACAACAACATCACCGCTATCGTTCTTTTTCAATTTATCTTGGAGAAGAGATAGCATTTGCTCTGCATTTACAGCACCAGAATTACTAATAGCTGAAAGTGCCGAAGTCTTAATGTTTGCAGTCTCATTAGAAGACTTTAAACTCTTTAACTCTTCATTTAAAGTATTTATTTGTAAGTCTTTTTCTTGGGCGGTTTTGTTAGCTTCTTCCCATAGGTCTTTCCATTGCCCTTGGTCTTCGAGTGACTTTTTCCTTTTGTCATCTGCTTTTTTATAAACATCATCAAGTTTAGTCTTGATGCCTTGAAATTTTTCGCCTTCTTCAGCGATTTTTGCTTCTAATGCAGCAATTTTGCTCTCGTACTCAGCCTTAACACTGTCAAGGTTGGGTGCTTGAGGGATTGTAGTCTCAGCCACGGGCTGTTCAGCAGGAGTCACAGACTCAGGCTGTATGACTTTTTCTTCCATAATTAAGCGTCAGTTTTTTTAGGGGTAGTAGTTTTTGTTGCTTTAGGAGCTTCAACAGAAACTGGTTTTGCTGTTGTTTCTGGTGTAGATACAGCTTTTCCAGCATCTAAATCAGTAGCCCGAACACTTGATACGGAAATCCATTTCCCGTCTACAAACTCTACAGAAGGCATAACAAAAAGAGTATTTCTTTATTATTCTAATGTATTAATCGCTTTCAGCTTCATTTGCATTCGGTAAAACCTCACCTTGTACCAAAATATCTCTGAATTCTTCTCTATCTATTACATTTTGATCAAATAGTGAAGTCAAAGCAGTTATATCCTGTCCAATTAGCCTATCAATATCAAAATCACGACTAATTTTGATCTCTGGTGGCTCTAAACCTAAATAATCAGCCGATAAGTTAAACGCTTTTTGCACTTTTTGCTCTAAATCCAAAGAAACCATCGAAAGCATTGAATTTGTATCTACACGGTCTAAACGTCTTGCATCTGCTGATTCTGCAACAAATTTTTGCTGTGAAAGTGTACTAATTCCTAAAGTTGCCATTTGTAATTGTAATTCTTGTATTTCTGCTGATTGTGCTTCAAATGCACTTGCGGCTGGCTCTACATAATAGATTTTATTTCCTGGTTGAGTTGCCATTGCATAGTTAACACTTATAGCCATATCTTTCGTTTGATCATCCCATCCCTCCATTACCAATAAAGGCTGTGAAGCAACGTGCAAACTATGAATCAAGTCAGCTTGACGCTGGAAATGAGCCAAATTTAAGTACGCAATATCTAATAACGGTGGTTTACTTGTCATCGTGTCTGTTTTTCCTGCATAAACAGTTACTAACGGTATTTCACCTAACGAAAACTCACCTGATTCGACCAATTCATAATCTTTTTCATTAGCAGGAGAGTCAAAATTACCTGCAAAACTTTCATCTTGCGTGTACATATCCTTTGTTGTCTCTTTTTTCCTAAAAATCTTGTATTGACCAGGCTCAATTACCCTGATTTGATCAAAAACCTTTTCTCCAAAATCTCCTTCAGGTACAACAGCTTGTTCTGCAATTCTCACCTGTATCAATTTCCCATAATTAACCTCTCGATCTAACCTCCAACCATGAATATTTGCTGGATCAACTTCAATCCAATACGGTCTACGGTTTTGATTTCTTTCTTCTGCAAGACTTTTTGCTCCTGTAGGAGCAGGAAAATCAACAAGGGTATTGCTATGACCATAGGTCAACGCACAAATTAATAATCTTCTTGCATATTCATCTAAATCCGATCCACAACCATCAACATCTTTAACAAATACATCTGTCCAATAAGGATCACCAATAACAGTAATTGGCTTACGCAGAATCAAACCTGTTGCAGCTCTAACTAATCGTTGCGTATAAGGAGAAAAAACAGAACGGTTAACTCTTGATAAATATGCGTCATAATCTTCCCTTGGTTCTAACGGTAAAAACGCTTCAGAATTTTCTCTTAAATATTCCGTTCCATAAGTCACAGCTTTCATTATTTCCCATGATTTCGTCATATCTAAAACTGCTCTAGTCTTAGAAAATGGATTATCACCCCCACCTAGATAGGTTTGGCTAACAACATTTGTACGCAGTGCCCCTGGAACTGAGTATGTCATCTAACTTTTAACTTTTAACATTACAAATAGTCTAAACGGTCTTGCTTTATTAGCTCACCATTTCGTTTTATTTGCCCAATATGCAGCACTCATCTTTCCTTTAGCAATATTTGCAGCGTGTCTAGCTTTAAATGATCGCCTTCTTGCTTTATCTTTTTCGCTTTGTGGGTTTTTTCCTGCTCCACTAACGCCTTGCTGTCCAAAACGTATCAATTTTACTTGATCTCCTTGCTTTGCTAAGACTGCATGAGACTTAGTTGCATGACCAGGTGTTCTTTTGGGCTT